GTTTCTTGGGTGAAATCCCAGCGCGATAACAATAACTTTATGATCAAAGCAGTGTTGCCGAATGCAGATTCAGCGGATTGTGAGGGTATCATCAATTGGACATCCAAGCTTTACAAGGACGAGACGAGCGATAACGGGGATAATACTGTTACGATCACCAGAAAGACTTATACAGCGGAGCAGGGAACTCCGAGGATTGCAGGAATTCTTGCAGGCACCGATGTGACGATCTCGGCCACATATGCACCTTTAAAAGATTTCGATGATGTGGAACGTCTGGATCCTGAGGCGAGAAATACAGCGGTTGGAGCTGGAAAACTTCTGGGATTCTGGGACGGGGAAAAGGTAAAGCTGGATCGGGCCGTCACTTCTTTCGTGACCACGACAGGGGTCAAAGGAGATTCCTTCAAAAAAGTGAAGCTCGTGGAAAATATGGATATGATCAAGTCAGATATTCAGACAACGATCCAGGACAGCTATATCGGAAAATACGCAAACAGCTATGATAACAAGTGTTTGTTGATCACAGCAATCAACGGTTACTTCCAGACACTTGTCAATGACGGAATTATCGAGTCCGGAACAGCGGAGATCGATATCCAGACTCAGAGAACTTATCTGGAGAGCCTGGGGAAAGACGTGACGGTGAATGGGGAGATGAAGAAACCAGCGGATCTCTCGGATGATGAGGTCAAGGTTGCTAATACTGGATCGCATGTATTCCTCCATGCAACCGTTGTACTGTTAGACGCGATCGAGGACGTAAGTCTTACGATCAATGTGTGATGGAGGTGATAAGAAATGGCAAAGGCATATACGGCAAATCAGGTGATCAACGGAACCTTCGGAGAAGTCTGGTTTGATGATGACTATTTAGCGGAAGTTGTATCAGGACAGGCAAAGGTGTCCCTGACATATGATGATGTGAAGCGGGCGCGTTGCCTGATGGTTGCTAAAAAGCTGATCAAAGCAGAAGGAAAGGGATCAATCAAACTGAACCATGTCCGCAGCAACATTGTCAAGAAAACGTCGGATACGATCAAGAGCGGCAAAACTCCGAGCTTTAAGATCATCATGAAGCTGGAAGATCCGGATGCGCTGGGGGCGGAGAGAATCGTCCTGTACGGTTGCAAGCTGGATGAGCTGACACTGATGGACTGGGAGAATGGAAAAATCACAGAGGAAACCCTCTCATTTACATATGAGAGCTATGAGTTACTGGATGTAATTATCGCGTAGGAGGAGAAAGGATATGGGAAACTTATCAATTGATATGCTTATGAGACTGGACCGGGAAAAGCTGATCGAGGTGCCGGTAAAGGATGTGAAAGCAGATCGCTTATCACAGCTTATGGGGCAGGATGTAACGGTGGAGATCAAGGCGCTTTCGGGAGATACCTATATGGATCTTCTCGCCACAGCGACAAATAAGAAGGGAAAAGTAGATATGTCCAGGGCATACAGAGCGCAGGCTCTGATCGTCGTGGAGGCAGTGCAGAACCCGTCCTTAAAGGATAAGGAGCTGCAGGAACATTTCGGAGCTGCTTCTCCGATCGATCTTGCCAAGATCTTATTCCCGGGAGGAGAGCTCACGAGTGTATTCCATGAAGTGGCAGATCTGTCCGGTTTTAAAGATGATGAGGACGATGAGGATGAGGACATCGATGAGATAAAAAACTGATCGACACTGACGGCAACTTCCAGTTGATGTATTACCTGTTTTGCAATCATAATTGGCCGCCGTCAGTTTATTTTGATGCGCATGAATCAGACAAGCGGGTGATCCGGGCATTTGTTGAGGAAGAGGCAGAATATTATCGGAATTTGAGGGATGAGATGGAGAGGTGATAGGATGCTTCAATTAGAAATTGAAGGTATAGATGCCTTGGTTGAGGATGCAAAAAAATTAGTAGAGGTATGCCCACGCTCAATGTCGAATGCACTTTTTAAAGTTGCAAAAAATTTTAATGAAGATGTTAATTCAAAGATGCCAGGAAGTTATAGTGAACGAATAAGAAAATGGGAAGTTGAAAGTGGAAAAGAAGGGAATGCCCTTTATGTGAACAGTACAAATCGGGCACCTCACTTCCATTTAGTTGAGAATGGACATGCAAAGTATGACTTTCATGGGCACTATACAGGTGGTTTTGTACCAGGTAGACATTATGCAGAAAGGACTCGACAAGAGTATGAGACAAAGTATCCAGAATTTATGCGAGAAAGGATGGATAGGCTGTTAAAAAAATATAAACTTTGACGGAGGTGAAAGTTTATGTCAAAAAGAGATGTTGATGTACGTTTTAATCTAATTGATAACTTTACGTCCTCCTTCAATAAAACCATCGGAACGCTGACGGCCGGAACAAAAAAGGCACAGAATGCATGGAAGAGTGTAGAGAAATTCGGGGAAGGAATTACCGGCGTCGGAACGAAGATGACAGCAGCTGTTACGGCACCGCTTGTTGGGCTGGGCGTTGCGTCGGCGTCAGAATTTGGTGAGGTTGATAAATCCCTGAAATTAGTACAACAGACGATGGGATCTACAGACGCAGAGGCAAAGGTCCTGGAAGGTTCCATTAAATCAGCAGCGTCAAATTCCGTGTACGGCATGCAGGATGCCGCTGATGCGGCCCTGAATTATGCAAGGCAGGGATTCAAAGCCGCAGAAGCTGCAGATATGATCGCACCGGCAATGGATCTTGCAGCCGGAACTGCGACAGATCTGTCTATTGTAACTGGCGGCGTTGGAAATGCTCTAAAAATCTTTTCAGACCAGGAATTAAAAGCGAATGATGCGACCAATATGCTTGCAAAAGCGCAGGCACAGGCGAATACGACGGTGCAGGATCTGTTTGATGCCATGTCGACGGCCGGTCCGATGCTGGATTCTGTCGGCTGGTCATTTAAAGATCTGGCGGTTGTCACAGACGTTTTCGGCGATGCCGGAATTTCTGGATCAGAAGGTGCCACAGCACTAAAAACAGGACTTGCAAGACTGGCATCACCGGCGGCAGATGGCAGAGCTGCCATGAAGGAACTGGGACTCAGTTTCTTTGACTCGACTGGAAAGATGGATGACATGCTGACGATGCAGAAGAAATTGCATGATTCTTTTGCTGGCTTGACGGATCAGGAGAAGATGTCGGCGGCGTCTGCAATCTTCGGAAAGAACCAGATGGGTAAATGGCTTACCTTAATCGAACAGTCTCCGGATACGTTTGCGAAATATTCCCAGGGACTGGAAGACTCCGGGAATGCTGCCAATGAGATGGCGAACGCATTGCTGTCGGGTCCTGGCGGCGCGATTGAGAAAATAAAATCATCGTTTGATGTATTCAAATATACAGTCGGAGATACAGTTGCAAATGCTGTGACACCTTGTGTCGAAAAGGTGACAAATCTTTTAGATGCGTTTAATAACATGGATGCAGCACAACAGACGCAGATCGTGCGATGGCTGGCTGTTATCGCTGTCATCGGACCTGGAATAGCACTGTTTGGTAAGCTTGTGAGTACCATTGGTTCCGCGGGGGTAGGAATCAACCGCATGATCGGCATTGCATCCAAGGCGGCCGGAGGCTTCACAAAGTTACATAGTGGAATCGGGCTTGCCAAGGCGGCAACAGCGGCGCTGACGTCACCGATAGCGGTTGTCCTAGCAATTTTAGCCGCTCTGGCGGTTATTCTGGTTTCAATCATTACGCAT